ACGTACTGGAGTATTGTATTCGTAAGAATGAATTTCACCATTTACCTCTACCTCAGCCTTAAATCCCTGAGAATTTCTGAATGAATACTGATTAACATAGAATTTATATGTACCAGGTTTCATTCTTTCTTTTGATGGATATGTGATGTTTTCAACTGCTACTCCACCATTTGATTTACATTGATATATTGGATCGGTAATATCAATATCTAATTCACCACCAGTATATCTTGATATTTTATGACTAAAATAAATATGATCTCCGCCTTGTGGTTCGAGGCAATGAGCATCAAGATCTGAATTATCCTTACCGTTTCCATCATTCCATTGAATAGAAAATCTTACAATACCTGTGACTGAACCACCAGCAGCTTTTACATTTTCTTTGATATCTGAATCTGTAATATTACCGGTATACGCCCAAGACATTCCATTGTTCCATTTGAACATTGTTTTCGCATCAGCAACTTCTGGAGCAATCAGAGATACCATATTCTGAATATGTTTATTCTCCAAATATACTTCCAATTCTTTCGCTACAGGCAGAACATTCTTAATGAAATCTTCTGCGCTTATTTCCTCTACCTTAGAGAATCGTTTTGGATCAATTGCAACATCCTGTTCCATTTCATCAAACAAATCCATAGCACCGGTAATTCTCTTTGCTGCATCTTTATTGGAGAAAAGTATATTGTTTACTGTGATATCATCCAAGGTAGCAAATCTTCTCTGTAATGAATCCATATAACCAAGTTCTGTAATAGTCTTCTTTGCATCTTCAAGCATCTTCTTTGTAAAGATCGCCTTTGGACGTTTATAATTTACAGGGGCTACAATCTGCTCATATTTTCTAACGGCAAGGTCAAGATCCATTCCTTCGGAAATATTCACCAGCAATGTTCCTATGCTATGGTTACGAATTTTGCCGATAACGGCACCTGCAGCAATTGACTTTTCCCAGATCCAAAGTTCTTTCTGTTCATCCGTAAGCTTTCCATATTCTTTCTGATAATTCTTAAATTCAGTAAGTTGCTTTTTCCATTCGGCACCTTTATATAAAGAATTTTGAGCAATCAGTTCAAGTACAGTATCTACAGCTTCTTTACTAATTTCATCAAGAGAACGTTTAAATACATTACGAACATCTCTGAATTGACTTAAATCACCTTCAAGTGTATGTCCATAAGATACAAATTTCTGGCAGATCTACGAAGAAATGCTCATATTTATTAATTTTTCCTGTCGGGAGCATTTCTCTATTTTCAGGAGTACCAATTCGTTTCTCTTTTTTGAGGAATACCCCTAATACCGCTTTCTGTTTTACATAGGCATCAAGCGCAGCTGCGACTACATTATATTTATCATCTGATACTGGATTAATTCCCCAAATGGTATGTAACTCACCATTTTTAATAGATACAACGTTACCAACGTCTCTGATAAAATGTCTACAGCAACTACAGTCATATTCTCTTCTTTCTCTGTAAATTTCATTTGTACCTGCCGGAAACGAATCCAGATATAAATTATAAAGCTCCTCGGTATCCACATTTACTGTGAATAATCTTGAAGAATCTTTAGACATCTGCTGTAAATTTTTCTGGATTGCCTTTACAAAATCTTTAAACATATTTTTATCTCCTTATTGTTTAATTAAATTTTTATTTTCACTGATTTTTCTTTTCTTATTCGTGACTGATTCTTTTTGAACAATTCATCAAATACTCTTGGAGTATATTTTTTATCTGGTACAATTTTTTCTATTATTTTAGTAGCATTTCCAGATAAAACACTTGCACACGATTGATGTTTTATCGTGTTTATAATTTGTATTTTATTTTTGGCTTCTCTTCGTCTATCACAAATCTCTTGCAACTTTTTGCATAATTTATATCCTTCTGCCGCAGAAAACTTATGAAATTCAATATAATGCAAAATGTCTGAAATTTGTAAATCAGTATATGAAATAATAGAATTAAGTTCTTTTGAATAATCAGTAATTTCATTCATCTTACTTGAAAATTCATTTATACTACCGATAATTTCACCAACTATATCATCTGTCGTAATTGCTTCAACTCCATTATAATCGGTTTCACAAATTTCATATGGTCCAAATTTTTTTAATACGTCTGGAATATTATTTGCTTGAATTGCCTTAATCTTTTTCTTTTCAATTTCAGGAACCAAGAGTGCATCACCAAGATCAGATACTAATTTGATTCTTCCTGTTGGATCTCTTGCGATGTACTCTCCATTTTTTCCTTTTAAATAGTAACATATCATTGTTCATGCCTTTCTGATTGAGTTAATCTAATTCGTTTTGATAGGTCAACTATATCACCATTATTTGCATTTGTCAATAGTAAAAGTTAATTTAATTTGTTTTTGTATTCTTCTTCACTGATAATAGGAATATTCAACTCAGAAGCTTTCTTATTTTTACTAGATCCACTGTTTTTATCATTGGTAATTAGATAATCAGTTGCCTTTGTAACTCCGGACACAACTTTCCCTCCTTTTGATTCTATATCCGCCACAAGTTCATCCCGGTTAGCAAAAATATGTAACTTCCCAGTGATACAGAATTTCTTTCCGGACAATGAATCGCTTTCAGAAGATATTTTATCATTATTAAGTTTCGAAAATATGAACTGTTCTGCCAAAGCAATAACGTAATCATAATTTTCCTTAAAATATCTATGGATAGAAATATTTCGCTCCGTCCCTAATCCTTCAATACAGGTAAAATTAAAATCAGAAGCAGCATCTTTAATAAAAGTTTCAAATGGATAGAGCATTCCTGATTCCCTAGTTCTTATTTCTTCATATCTAGCAATATCCTTTGCAGCTCTACCACCAATTAACGGAATATTTAATCCTACAATAAATTTTTCTATGGTAGTATTCCTGCTAGACTCAATAGAATCTAAAATATTCGCAATTTTCTTTGCTCCCATTCTAGGTAATCTGGACAATTCTGTAGAATGATCCTTCAAATAATACAGATCAATTGGTGATGCCACAAGCCCAGTATCAATCAATAGCTGCAATGTGGCCTCAGATAATCCATTAATATCATGGGCCTTTTTCCCTACAAAAGCATTTAATTCACCCAGAAGTTTGCCTTTGCATCCAGCATTCATGCACATCAATACTTCAGAATCATTTTCTTTCACAACAGACACCGGCTTACCACAAATCGGGCATACTTCAGGGATTTGAATAAATTTTATATTGTTCATTATACATACCTCCAATGGTATTTTAGATTTTTAGTGTTTAATCCGTTACACATTCTTGCAATGGTGTATTCGCAATCACCTGTATCCATAGACGCTGAACGAATAGACCTGTATGTCTTACCTGTTTCTTCGCATAAAACGCGCTTCCACGATTGATTATTTGTTGTAGATTTTTTAGTACGTTCTATTCTTGTTCCATATTCTGCATTATATTTAGGAGTACACCATTCTAAATTATCAGAACTATTATTCATTTTATTTTCATCTATATGATTTACCTGTGTTTTATGTATAGGATCGTCATTAGTTACAAATGCTGTGGCTACTAAACGATGTATTAATTTGTTTTCAGTTTTTCCATTCTTGCATAAAATAACAAATGGATAATGCTGACTATCTTTAGGTAAATAAATTTTTAATAATCTTTCGCCAGTATTTCTATAACCATTTTTATTTTTTACAATTCTATTCAAACTTTTAACATTACCTAAATTACTTATTTGATAATACCCTTCATATCCTATTATATCTTTCCATATTTCTATTTTTATATTATCCATTTATCATCCACCATTTCTGCTTTTGTAATATATGGAATTACTTGGTTTGCTTTAATTATCCATAATTTTTGTCCAACATAAGGATGCCCCAATTTTTCTTTTAATATAGAAAGATTAAATAAACTAGCTTTTGTTATAATACTTCCTTCTATTTCGATAGGTTCAAATACGGCTATCGGAGAAATAATTCCGGTTTTACCAACTTGCCATTCAATATTAATAAGTGTCGTAATATATTCTTCATTATAAAACTTGTATGCAAGAGAATGACGTGGATACTTATCTGTGACTCCAAGTGATAATCCATAAGCGATATCATTATATGCAGCAACAAGCCCATCAATTGGATAAGATAAGTATGCTGCCTTTTCCTTTAACAGATTAATAAGCTCTTCAAGATTCTGATTTTCTTTATATACACGAATATAAGGTACAATATCAAATCCAAGTTCTCTTGCTTTTTCAAATCTTGCTGACATTAAAGGTAGTTCATCCATACCGGCAGGTACCTTCCATACTATAAAACGAACATGACGTTTGGCCGCTACCTTACTATCTAGCTGTCTGACTGATCCTGAAGCAAGATTTCGCGGGTTCTTATATCTATCTTCTTCATGTTTAATTAAATTATTAATTTTCTCAAAATCTGTATATGTAATAATAGCTTCTCCTTCGATTTCAACGTGGCCTTTCTGATTAATATGCATAGGAATATTTTCGAACACCTTTGCATTGTGAGTAATAATTTCTCCTGTGACGCCGTTTCCGCGAGTTTCAGCCTGGATCAGCTCTCCATCTTCATACGTCAAAAGAATTGTCAATCCATCCATCTTACACATTAGCAAAGAATCTTTATCACCAATAAATTTTCGAAGTATATTTACATCTTTAGTTTTATCAAGAGACATCATTAAATGTGAATGCTCAATTTTCTCTAATTTACTTTTTACTTCATATCCAACACTATGGACTGGAGAATTACTTAAAATAACTCCTGTTTCTTTTTCCATTTTTTCCAACTGATCACACAGATCATCATACTGATAATCCGTAACAATACTTTCTGCATTATTATAATAAGCATCTCGGTACTGATTAAGTTTTTCAACCAATGCTTTCATTTCTTCAATCTTGTTCATTTTTTCCTCCTGTATTATGTATAATTAAATCGTCAAAATATCAAAATGTACTGACCAATGATCACACATCATATCAATTGTTGCATCCGCGATATCGTTAACGCACTCGTCATCACATTTGACTGAATCAAACTGAGAAATATCAATATAATGCTCTGCTGTTCCCTCTTCAAAAGTGATAATATTATCATTTACTGTAATATTAACTGGATTCAACTGCATATGAGATATTATTGCAGATTCTTTTTCTCCTACAGAGAAATGTACCGCAACAGTTTTATTATCATATGCTGCTTTTTCAAACATAATATCGATTTTCTGAGCTACTTTACTTGCATTCTTTACAAATTCTCTAACCATTTTTTTGTTCCTCGTAATAAATTTGATTTTAATGAAAGTTAATTTAACTTGTTACTTTATTTAAACATGGCGACTATATTAAATAGTCACCATATTTTTTAAGAAAATATGAAGGTCTATTAATCTTAATTCCATATTGGTGTTCAATCATAGACCGAGTTTCAACATCATATAAAATCTTGTTTTTATTTGAATTATACTTCTGGATTAATTCATTTGTCATATGAATTTGTCCGGAAATGTTAATTTTTTCAGCAGTCATATATGATACATCTATGGACTTCAACGCTGCTGCTAATGAATTATACATTTGTCTCCCAAGACAATGCGGATCATCTTTTACAATATGAGATCTTTTTATAATGGTTCCATCGTCCATAAGTTTGGATTTAGTTCCATATGGATATGTTAATTCCATTGTCATATTGCTCTTTTGTGCAGTTAAAATTAATGCTTCACTTACATTTACAACTCTTCCGGAATACAATTTCATTGTATGATTTTCTACGTCGATATCATCAAGTTTTGCTCTAATCGTGTCTTCAAAATCTTTAGACTTGCCATATTCAAAAATGCTCAGAATCATAAATCGATCTCTAGGATTCTTTAATGCTTCGATCCATGTTAAAATCGTATCTCTTGATACAATTTGATGATTTAACAATGTCTTATTTAATAGTGCTGCCAGCATATCGGGTGTGATAGTTGCATAGATATTTTGTCCATTTAACACTAAATTCTCATTAACACACCAGTCCGTATATTGTGTAAGAGTATTATTTACTACAATAATGGACTCTAATGTTGTAAATTTGAACAACTTATACATTTCTGTAATCTCATTTAAATTAAAGTCACATAAATCTTTTTGATACATATGTTCAAACGGCGCAACTCTCTTAAATCTAGGCACAAGAGGAGTAACGCTTGCAACAGTTTTTAACTTAAATTCGTAAAACCTTTGTTTTCTATCTTCGTTATACATTTACATTCTCTCCTCTAAAAAAGGAATTAATCTTTTCCTTATCCTATTAAAGTTTCTCGAAAAATCATATATTATTTTTTTCTCACGTTCCGCATCATCAATAAGAAAACGCTTATAGTTCTCTATCATTGATATTTTATTTTTTCCATCATAATAATGAAACAAGATCGTAAGAATTATAATTTCTTTCTTTGAATATTCTTTTTCAAGATACTTGTCATCTTCTTCTGTAAGCATATTAAGATCTTCGATAAATTCCTTTGATACTCTAATGATTTCTTTTCGTTGCTCAGGAGAATCACTTTGCCTTTTACTGAAATATAATCTCTTAATACATTCTGCCAGAGTTGTTGAATCAATAAGCCCGCCTATTTTTATTTCCCCTTGCAAATTACACATACTGCTTTCATTAATACGCTGGACCACTTTATTCTGAGCTGCATATGAGTTATATGTGTCGCTTAACTGTTTGCTCATTTTAGTTTTCTGGTCATACTGATATATCATACGGCGAGATTTATCAATGTCAAAGTTTGTAATTCTCAGCTCCATTGGATAGTTAAAATTTGGATTTTTACTTCTGGCCTGGAACATTGATACATATCTATGATATCCATCGTTTATATCAAACGCCTCTAAAGAATGAATAATAAGCTGACGTGATTGCTCATCATAATGAAAATCTGCGTATACATCATCTTTCGGGATATTCAAAGTGATTGTATCCGGAACATAAATATGTTCCAACATATCTGCCGTAATTTCTTTTACTGCACTCTTATTCAATGTAATACGATATAGCTCATTATTATCTCGTGTTACTTTAGTCATAGCACGTTGTGTGACAGGATTATAGTTAATTAATCCTGATTCTTGCAGAGCGCAAAATGCATCTACATTTAAAGATCCTATCCATTGATCATCGCTTACCTGAATCATATTGAATACCAACGGGAATTCAATTTTATTTGGTTCTTCGTATCGCATCCCACTATATTTACTTATTTCTCTGTCTGTAAAAAAGTCAGATAACTTTTTGCGATAATCTTTTTTAGTGGCATTTAATATACTATCTGCAATTACAAAAAGTGTATAATCATTTGCTTCTTCAATACTCTTTCTACTAGATAGAAAATCTGAAAAAATGCCTTTTGAATAATTATACTTCTCATATGCATAATTGTAAATTTCTAGTTCGTCACTCTTATTAATTAAGATATTAAAAAACTTTTTGGATAAATAATCTTCTAAAATACTTCTATCGACATTCATTTTTCTCACCTCTTTCCTCAGATTATATCATGCAAAGTTAATTTTGTCTATATTTTTGATGATAAATTTTTCGACATAAACTCCGTTGCTTCCTTTCTTGAGTTATTTTCTTCAACTGTATAAATACTGGTTGTCTGTATATCCGCATGTCCTACGGCATTTTTCGTAGCAACGATATCTTTTGTTTCCTTATAATATAATGAAGCAAAAGCAGCTCTTAACTTATGCGGAGACACATGTTTACCAATTCCTTTCTCGGCATATTTGACTACCATACAATAGATCGTTTGTGGATCCATACGTTTTCCATTTTTTGATATAAAAAGAGCGTCCTCTTTAATCCCCATATTATATAGTATTTTATCTCGATCAAGGATCCAATCTCTTAATACACGTATGGAATCATCATTTAATTGATATACCTGTTCTTTATCTCGCTTGTCGATAATAGTCAAATTGTGAGTCTCAAAATTTAAATCACTTAAGTTAATTTCGCTTAATGCAGTTTTTCTCATGCCGGTAACCATAAATAAATATAATATAGCATAATCTCTTGAATGCCATTCTTTTGGCATGTAAGAATATTTTACGGCACCCAATATTCCATTTAAATCATCCATTGATAAAAACACTCTTTTAATCGAGTCTTTTCTAATAGGCCGGTTTACATTGTCCATCGGATTCCTTTCAATATCTCCTCTCCGATACAAAAAATCAAAAAACCTATTTAATGTGCAACATACCAATTTAGTATATGCCACAGACGACTTTTTAATTTCACCATTACCATCTTTTACGTATTTAATATGCTCCAGATACCTTGCGATATCATCTGCATCAATTTCGCTTATATCTTCTACATCTATATAATCTAAGAAATGATGAAGTTTTCTAACGTAATTTAAACAAGTATTCGGGCTGCGAACAGCCTGAATACTCATATAAAAATCACTCACGCATTGTGGCATATCATTAAGAATTTTCTTAACATTCTTATTTAATTTTAATTCATGCTCCAACCTTCCATTCATAACTTCATTCTCCTCTCTAACATAATTCCAGCTTGTTGATACCATGGCAGTATCACACTACAATATTCTTTGACTTTCCATGAATACCACTCTCCAATCCCCATAAACAAAAGTAATCCAATTGCTGAAATAAGTCCTTTGTTCACCACAATACATAATAATAAACATGGCGCTACCCATAACCAATTCGTAGAAAAGTTGCACCATCTTACTAGCCATTTTTCGCTCATACGATCAAAACTCGCAATTTCATCTGGAGTCAAAGAAGTCTGTGGTGGGTTTGCTTTCGCTCTCCTTTTAACAAGTTCTGCTCCTCCGACATTTTTTTCTCCTGGTTTTATATACTTAGTATATTCTTCTGTTATTTTTGATGCTGCTCTTTCTTGTGGTGTCTTTCTTACTTCCGGTATACTCCAAAAAATCATTTCTATTACTTCGATTGGATATTCAGGATATAATATTGCTAAAGAAAATCCATTGTCCATTAAATAATATAGAAAACTTACCATTTTTTCTGATTCTGTAAAATCATCCATTTTATATCTTGGATCATATGGTGCTACAGCTGAAGAATTGTAAATACGTTCCCTATTTTTAAATTCTTCATATCTTTTTTCAATGTCATTAACACAACGCATATAAAATTCTCCAGTAGTAAGCCTTTCTACCTCCACTTTTTCAAATTTTATATTATTTCCATAGACAATGTATTCCTCATCTCTTTCTTCGGGTGTTAAATCATCATAAAATTTCTTTGCTTTCTCAATGAGTTGCTTAGGAGTTAGAGCATATCCCTTATATGCTCTGGCTTCTTCTTTTGTTAACCTCATTTTAAAATCACCTTACCCCTTTCTAAACAAGTATATCTAATATAATAAGTTTTACCATTTTTAGTAACTATTCCCCAATTACGAATTGGAACCCCTGTATCTATCATCTTCTTCAATTTCTCAATTCGCCTTCTGTCAAAACACCATTCAATCATGTAAGAATTAAAGTTCTCAATAAATTCTTCTTTATCAAAAACAAGAACTCCATTTTTTAAATATGATATGGTCTCTTCTTTTGAGTGACCATCCTCCATAATTATTTTAAAGTCAGTTAATGGTTTTTCCTCTATTATTTCACCTTCTAATGTTTTATAAGACTGCTTATATGTATATTCTGTAAATTTTTGTATTTTATTACAAATCGGACAATACAAATCTTTAATATGCCCCTTTTCTCTCTGTTGTCCAATTTTTCTTGGGATAGGGAACTCAAGTCCACATTCTGGGCATATAAAATTTGATATAGTGCTTCGTTTCTTTTTAGACATTTTAATACTTCCTCCTTATGCTGCAAATCCAAATTCTGATAAATTAATTGTTTCTTTTCGAGGTAAATAATCTGATCCACATGAATCACAAATTTCTTTGACTTCCTGATCGCTTAATATCTTGATTACTTTCATTTCTCCGGCAATGATCCATTCTCCAGTCATTACAGGAGACGTTTTATACCGGTAAAATCCATGTTTTGGAATATAATCTAAGTCAGCTTTTATATAATTAAATTTTCCAGATTCAGAAATCCCATTTGCTTCTGCTTCTTCACAGTAATCATGATCAATACAATATTCAACCATAGCCCATACAGTATCCGGCCGCATATAAGTAATCTTGCCATTTACCTTTTGCCCTATATGTGAGACATACGGAGCTACATCATTAATATGGAAGCCAGGACGATATCTCAATGGCCCAAGTTTACTTTTTACTTTTCCATTTTCTAATCTTTCTCCTGGTTCTGCACTAATCCATTCTGCAATTGGAATATTCGTATTTGCATTTACATACAGAGGAAATAATTTCCCCGGATATTTTTTAGACACCCTAAAAAGCTTATAACCAATTGCTGTTTTCATTATACCACTCCTCTTTTACGTTTTCAATATTTTATTAATCATGTATAATTAAATTTTATTTCAGTTTTTCATTGATATATTTTATTTTACTTTTTACATAACATTTATGGCATGTAAGGCAACTCTTTGCTCCACAATTAATATTTACATCGCGCGCGTTGATATAATCTTTATCATATACTGTAAAGATCTTATCAATAAAATCATATCCAGGATCTGCTTGATCATTAATACAAGGGCTACTATATATAATCTGTAAGTTACTTGGCTTTTTTTCGCTGGTCTCTAACGCTTCTTCGATAATCCAAGGATTTTTTGTCCATAAAGCAAAGTGTACATGCTTGTTTCTCTTACAAATATTAAAGTAATTAATAACTTGTGTAACATTAATTAAATCACCAAAACTCTCGAATCTAAAAAAGGAAGCATTGATCATTGGAATCTCTGCTTCCTTTAATATTCTGCTAGTTAAAATCTCTGTATTTCGCTCCAGGCATGCATTCAAATTTTTATACCTTTTCATTTGTCTTTGTGCATAACAATGTGAACACACCAGTTCAGAATTGCTTGATCGATTCTTGCAATATTCATTACACAAGCAGCTAGTTGATAAACTCTGCATTCCTTCCATTTTCCCTGAATGATTTACAGTATAATGGACTCCAGTTACCTTTTCAGTCTCTACTACTGTTAAAAATTTTTCTCTTACTGCTTTCATTTCATCAGCTCCTATGTTATTATATTGTTATCGTATTATATTTTTGCAATAAAAAGAGGCAGCTCTTAGCTACCTCTTTTTAGTCCCTCTATAACCCCAAAATCTTATCTCCGTGTAATTTCTCTGCTACATTTCATCAAATACTGATCAAATTCCATACCGGTAAATTCAAAGAACATTTCTTTTACCGCTTGTTTGTCGCTACTTTTATGATAAATATTGAATATTTCTTGAG